CGTCAGGCGAAAGAAGGCGACTCTATCCCCGCACAGCGCAAGGCCCTGCGAGAGTATGCCACAAGCCACCACATGCGGATTTATCGGGAGTATGTGGATGACGGCATAAGTGGAACGAAATACAGCCAGCGCGACGAACTGCAGGCCCTGCTTGACGATGTACGCGCCGGGCATATCGACATCATCCTTTTTACAAAACTTGACAGGTGGTTTCGCTCTGTCCGTCACTACACGCGAACACAGGAAATTCTCGACAAGCACGGCGTCCCGTGGCTCGCGATCTGGGAGCCGGTCTATGACGTCTCCACGCCGCAGGGGAAACTTATCATCCACCAGATGATGAGCATCGCGGAGTTCGAGGCCGCGAATACCGGCGAGCGTGTCAGGGCGATTTTTGAGCATAAGGCGCAGAATGGAGAGGTTCTTTCCGGCTGTCAACCGTATGGATATAAAATCGTAGACAAGCGGCTTGTGCCGGATGAGCATGCCGGATATGTCAGGGAGATTTTCGAGCGGTATTCCATGACCGGCAATCTTTGTGACGTGACGCGCTTCGCATCGGGCTTTCCCGGCGCCCCACATGTCAACAGCTCTATCAAGCGCATCCTGAAAAATACAAAGTACATCGGCCTGTATCGCGGAAATCCGCATTACTGTGAGCCATTGGTCAGCGAAGCCCTGTTTTACGATGTTCAGCGAAAACTTGGTATGAATATCAAAAAATCGCAGAAGAACACCTATATCTTTTCCGGGATCCTCTGCTGCGCGGAGTGCGGTCGCAAACTCGGATCATACCGGACGCGCGGCCTGACTAAGTACAGATGTCAAAAATATTATTCCAGGGGCGTGCGGACATGCACGAACAAAAAGGCAATCCGCGAGGAAACGCTTGAGGCCTACCTGCTTGCCAGGATCCGCCCGGAGATGGAGAAGAAGATAGAGGATTACGAGATAGCGGAAAAGGACAGGGACAGCGCGGAAAAGCGGAAGCAGAACATAGAAAAGAAGCTGTCAAGGCTCAAGGACTTATACCTTGATGGGCTGATTGAAATGGACGAGTACCGCGCCGACCGGGAGCGTCTGGAGACTGAGTTGTCAGACATAGCCGACACACCAAAGAAGGATTTTACGGAAATCAGGGACTTGCTTGACCATACCATTGGCGAGATATACGAGACTTTTTCGCCGGAAGAAAAGCGCTTTTTCTGGCGTGCGGTCGTAAAGGAAATCAAATTCGGAGCCGATAAAAGCATCGGCATTGTTTTTAATGATTGATGCAGTAGTAAGTGTGCGCCTCCGTCCGGATGTGTCCAGTTACTACAGTTTAATACGGCATAACGCGGAATAGCCCCCGAGAGCGCCGTTTGACAACTCCCGAGGGCTGTTTTATGTGCAGGGATTCCCTTTGCACTCACAGTATAGTATCCGCTCCATGGCGCTTCAGGTAGCTCTGTACGGCCATGAGCAGGCTTGTTTTGTTGCCGTTAAGCAATCTGTTGACATCTTCCTGCGCGCCCGTGTAGCGGCCACCAAGGGCCTTCTTGCGGGCCTCTCCGGTGCCGTGGACGTTAAACAGGATCTCCACTGCGAGGTCTGCGTCCGTCTTGTCTGGGAATTCGACCGGAGCAGGCTTGCTCCCGCCTTTTGCGTAGGCCCGCCAGTCGCTCTCCGTCAGGTAGCAGATATCAAGGTCGAGCCGCCCGACCCACCCGATCAGAGATCCACTGGAACTGTACTGGTAGATGGTCGGTCTTGACCATGCCCCGAAACCGTTGCCGTCCGTCCATGGATTCGACTGATAGCCCGTCCTGCTCATATTGGCGTACTGTGCGCACCAGAGCGGATATGACGCGGCGACAGGTTGCCATGAGTGCTGTCGGCATACAGATTTGCTCATGTACACGAAGCATGTAACGCCGGTCTTGTCCTTCACACGGTCGCAGAAGGTTTTGCACCAATTCACATCATCATGCCCGAATTTGGGATTCTGCTCGCCCTCCCAGTCAAGGCACAGAATCGCCTTGCCGATGTACTGGCCGCACTTGCTTAGGAAAAAGTCCGCTTCCGCCCTTGCGTCACCGCCGCCCGCATAGTGGTAGATCCCGAGGAGCCTCCCTGCGGCGACCGTATCCCGTGCCATGCGGGCAAAATCAGGGTTGGTGTAGCTTGTCCCCTGCGTAGCCTTCACGATCACGAAGTCGCAAGGAACCTTTGCCGGATCAAGTCCTGCCTGATAACTCGCAACATCAATACCGTTAAGACTCATCCTCTTCCACCTCCGCCGGGATATATCCGTACTTTGTCAGATTGATTTCCTGTACAGCCGCCTGCACCATGGCGTCGACTTCCTTGTCGGTAAAGCAGACGCCCAGACGCATAGCCGCAGTGCCGATGATGCGGTGTGCGTACTTGCGGCGTATCTCGCCGTCCGGATCCACGCCGTGATAGAGCTGCTCGGCAGCGTAGACAGCTGTTTCCGCAACCTGTATCAGCTGTTCATACTTTTCATTTTCCGTCCTCTGCTTAATCCACTCGCGGATTGCAGGCAAGACGATGCAGGTCACGATTGCGACCGCAAGCCGGATTACCAAAGTGAATACCTCTGCCATCAAATCACCCCCTCAGATAAACTTATTTTCATTTTTCACGCGCTGATATGTCTCGCGGATATGTGCGATTGCGCTCGTGGCCTTGTCGTTTTCATAGTCGTCATGCATCCGGCAGAAATCGCGATAAAACTTGATGTCCTGCAAAATCTGGTTGTATGACTCTTCCGAGTGGTCAAGACCGCGCCGCAGTTCATCATCAAATGCCAGGATTCGCCGCCTTGCCGAATCTGCATTCCCCTTATCCATCCGGCCTTCAATCGCCGTGATCTTGTCGGAAAGCGCCTGAATCGCCGCCAGAACCTTGCTTTCCTTTTCTTTCTTACCGTCCGCCCGTGTGATCAGAAACTGAATAAAGGCGAACAAACCGCCACCTATCAGGATTCCGATAACTGTCTGTACAAATTGCATCTTTCCGTCTCCCCTCTACTTTTTAGTGCTGACGGAAATCTGCCCGCCAATGATGTCGATAAAAATGTCGCCGTCCTCGTGGTTCCGGTAGACTTTCGCACCGACCTTTTCCAGTCGCTTGCGCGTCGTCCCTCTGCCGCTCTGCTCTTTGTGGTGATAGTTGGAAAAGGCCACCTTCGGGCGAACAGCCTCGCAGATAGCATCGTTGCATGCGTTCGCGTCTCCGTGCCATTGGCATTTGAAGATATCGGCCTTAAGGTTCGGCACGGCCTTCCGCAAGAGGTTGTTGCCTTCGTTCTGGAGGTCGCCCGCCGTGTGGAAGATGAGACCGTTCAGGTCAAATCTGAGGACCACGGACTGATTGTTTACAAAATGGTGGTCGTCATGCTCTTTCAGTGCGTTAGCTGGAGCCTGGTAAACGCAATTGCACTTTATCCCACCAATAGAAAACGCACTGCCTGCTTTGAGGTAGTGCGCTGTAGCCGCTTTGCTTTCCTGTCTGCGGATAGCATTTCCATATGATTTTTGATATTTGTCGAGTCCGGAAGTGTCCGGCAGATAGATTGCTGATATCGGCAGAGCCTTCCGGATGTTGGACAGACCGCCGTAATGGTCGCCGTGGGCGTGGCTGATAACGACCGCGTCGATTTTACTGACGCCCTGCGCCTTCAGCTTTTTGATGACCGTGCTCGAGACTTTGGACATGGCTGTATCAATCAGGACGCAATGGGTGACTTTTCCGGCGCTGTCGTACTCCATAATTGCCGTGCAATCGCCGTAAGCGGATTCATCGTGTTCGAAAAACCACACCGGATAGATACGGAACCTTGCCACACCGTCGGGTGGTTTCGTTTCGTCTATACGTTTATTGACGATTGCCTGCACCTTTGCCACATCGTAGCCATTGAACCGGAGCAGGGCGACTCTGACCGCCCCCGTGCCGTATCTGCCCGCCAGAACGTCCGAGGCGGCTTCCTCCATGCCGTGCGTGTGCAGAGCGTAGATGTCGTTGAGGCGGCCTTGCGCGGCCTTATAAAAGCTGTCGAGGCGGGTCCGGCGGTATGTGTCGTTTCCGGCTCGTCCCTGACTGATATAGACAGCCATGTCGAACGCCACCTTTGCCGCATCGCTCCACACACGGCTGACCTCTGCCTGTATCGCCGCAGCGTTTTTGGATCCGAACACTGACAGCATCCGTGCCCTGGTATCGCCGGAGCCGTACACCCCGAGCATCACATCGCATGCACAGATGGTGATTTGCAGATTGTCCATGTCAGGCATGGATGCGTACTTCGGTCTGACATATCCGACGATAGACCGCCCAGACCGCTTGCGTCTTGAGCATCCGCCGTTATAGTTCCCGCTGATGTTAACGTCCGCTCCGACCGCAAACTCCGTGTGATTTGTCTTGCCGTCCGAGCCATACAACGCGATGTCTCCCGGCAGGATACCGCTGTCTCCCTTGTGCCAGATGCCGAGCTTCTCCGCATGCCGTCTGATGCTTCCGGAGTCCGCCGCATAGCCGCCGATGAGGTCGATGCATCCCGCATCGTAAAAGTAGGCCATAACAGTTTCACTGCACCATGCGGCGGATGAGTTCAGCGTCTTTCCGTGCGCTTTGAGGGTAGCAATCACGGCCTCGTGCGCTTTTGGATTGCCGTCATACTTTGCGGCTGCGGATAACACATCATATACAGTTTTTCCCATTAGTCGCCTCTCAAATCTGTGTGCTTGCTGATATAGAGCCCATTCCATCCGTGCAGTTTATAGTATGCTTTGCACTCTGCGATGTGCCGGGTCTTTTTGCAGTACTCAATCCCACGGACATACATGCCTTTTTTCCGTGCCCAGTCCATGTACTCCGTCCGGTACTGCCTT